ATGAATATGAAGACCTTACGTCAGGATATTCCCGCCGGGCTGGTGGTGTTTCTGGTGGCGCTCCCTTTATGCCTGGGGATTGCCCAGGCCAGCGGGCTGCCGCCGTTTGTCGGCCTGCTGACCGGGGTGATAGGGGGGCTGGTGGTCACCACCTTCAGCCCGTCAAAATTTGCGGTCAGCGGCCCGGCTGCCGGGCTGGTCACGATTGTTACCGGGGCTGTCGAGACGCTGGGATCCTTTTCAGCCCTGCTGCTGGCGCTGATGATAGCCGGTGTGTTGCAGTTCCTGATGGGGGCGCTGCGTGCCGGACGTTTTATTACCCTGGTACCGGGCAGTGTGATCAAGGGGATGCTGGCCGCGATCGGCATCCTGCTGATCATTCAGCAAATCCCGGTTGCCCTTGGGGCGGCAGGTGAAAGCGATTTGACCTCACTGCTGAACGGCGGGTCGCTGAATATCTCTCTGCCCGCGATCGCCGTGGCGTCTGCCGGGCTGCTGGTACTCTGGCTGTGGACCACTAAAACCGTCAAAAATAACCGCTGGCTGGGCTGGATGCCGGGCCCGCTGATGGCGGTGTTGCTGGGCTGCCTGGCCACGGTGCTGGGGGGGCGCTTTTTCCCCGACCTCGCGTCCGGTCTGCCGCGAATCTCTCTGCCCACCTTTGACAGCGTTGCGGCTCTGACCAGCGAGCTGGAGCGGCCGGACTGGCAGGCATGGCAGAACCCAGCGGTTTATCTGATTGCCGCCACGCTGGCGATTGTGGCCAGCCTGGAAACCCTGCTCAGTCAGGAAGCGCTGAAAAAGCTGCGCCCGCAGCATCCGGCCCCGTCACCGGATAAAGAGATGCGCGCCCAGGGGATCGGTAATGCCTTGTCCGGTTTTCTCGGTGGCCTGCCCATTACTGCGGTGATCGTGCGCAGTTCGGTCAACGTCAGCGCGGGCGCGCAGAGCAAGCTGTCGATCCTGCTTCATGGCGCGCTGCTGCTGGTGTGTGGCCTGTGGTTTAGCGGGGTGCTGAATGCTATCCCGCTGGCGAGCCTTGCCGCCGTTCTGTTGTATACCGGCTACAAGCTGGCCACGCCGGGACTGTTTGTCTCGCAGATCCGGCAGGGCGCGCCGCAGTCGGTGCCGTTCCTTGCCACGATTGGCGGTATTCTGATGTTCGGTATGCTGGCGGGAATTGGTATCGGCCTGGCGACGCAGATCCTGTTCAGCATCTATAAAAGCCACCGTAATGCCATGCTGCTGACGCGCTACGATGACCATTATGTTCTGCGCTTCCAGCAGAACCTGACCTTTATGCACAATCCGCGCCTGAAGGGGCTGCTGGCGGAGATCCCGGAGAACAGCGTGGTGATTGTGGATCACGATAGCGCAGAATATATCGACCCGGACGTCAAAGCGTTGCTGCATGACTTTGGTGAAGGCGCGAAAAAACGGGGAATTCAGCTCAATCAGTGGCCATGGCAGGGGACACTGACACAGGGATAACGCCGTTCGTCAGGCCACAGGACGTGGCCTTGTACTTTATCGTTATTACACCGGGCGGCAGGCAATCACCATGCGGGCCAGGGGGATGATCTCATTCAGTCCACACTCGAACTGCTGCTGGCCGTTGGCCACCCGCACCCGTCCCGGAGGAATACGGGTGAGACTGCGGACGCTGACCTGGCCCTCCAGCGACACCAGCCAGTCACCGTCCTGGATCTCGCTGAACAGCTGCTCGGCGATGAACTGTTGCTGGCCATCAATCACCAGTAGCGGCCGTTCGGGGATGATGGACCAGCCTTCAAAGAAGGCCGCTTCCAGCGTCATGTCGGTCAGATCGGGCAGTTTCCCGCCGTCCAGACGCTGGCGGGGGAGCGACAGGAGATGCGCTGACGGCGATGCCTGTGGAGCATCCGTTACTGCGGTGGCCGACGGAGACTCTCCCTCACCGGTTGCCAGCCACTGTAATGAGGCCTGCGTATCGGCCATGCAGCGGATCACGATGTCAGAGGGAAAATGACCGCGCGAATAGCGATTAGCCAGGCTGCTACTGGCAATGCCGAGGTGTTCAGCCAGCGCCAGTTTCGTCGAAAATCCGTAGGCCTGGAGTACGCGATCCAGCACCTCTTTTGCGCCATTCTGAAAGTCGATTTTTAGGCTCACTCTCATACTCCTGGTGATTTCATTTTTTGGGGAGTGCGCAATTTATTATTGTAGCTTTAAGGGCACATCAGGATAGAGAGAACAGGAATTCTATGAGATTTTGCCCGATGGAGGCCATTTTTACAACCCGTAACACCATCGGTTTTCCTTCCCCAGCCCGGCAATTCATCTTAAGTGAATGCACCTCTCCATCCACGGCCAGCGCGGCCTGAATATGAGTGTCGCTAATTAATTAAGCGCCCGTTAATCCCCGTTTTTCACCGTCACATCTCTTCTCTGTCCTCTCAAAAAAGAGTGGCAACGCCTCAATCCCTACAGGCAGGACAAGGTGGGGGAAATTTATTATTTTTATAATTATCAGTGTGATAAACATTGTTGCAGGTACACGTAAAAAACTTTTCTTATTGGTAAGTGCTATGATACTGTATGTATGTACAGTGAAAAGGAGGGGGAGTTGTGGACAAAGAATTAGCCGAAAGCGTGATTCTGGAGCGCGTAGAACTGATAGCAAGATTAACCTCTGAAGGGGTTTGCAGGGAGCGGGATCGTGAGATTGCGCTGCATTTGATCGCGGATCTTGCCAGCGGTATAGAGCTGAAAAATGGCCAGTTCTCCGTTGTCTTTTCCCCCCCTAATACCGAACGTTAACGCTTTTTAAGCACGCGATCCGCGTGTTATTTGCCGTCCGGGCGTTCTGTTCACTGCGTGCCCGTCCCTGAAATATCCTCCTGCATTCTGTTCTGCTCAAGCTCCCTTTATGGGGGCTTTTTTTATGTCTGTTGCCCCCATCTTACCGCCGCCGGTGGCTGAATACCGCCCGTATTCGTCCCGGACAGGGGGGTGAACGTTGTCACACCTGTCCTACAACACCCCCCAATTGAGCGCCATAAGTTGAGAACGCACACTGGTTGAGATTACCCGGCACTGGGAAGCGGAAGTCATCACCCCAACCTCTTTCCCGGCCGTTTCTGTCAGCGTAATACCCGCTACGGGGGAGTGAAAAATGAAAATTTATGCCCTGCAGGATGACTGCGTCGATGAGATCTGTTTTCGCCACTATGGCCGCACGCGGCAGGTGGTGGAAGCCGTTTATGCCGCGAATCGCGGACTGGCTGAACAGGGAGCCCGGTTGCCTCACGGTTATCCGATTGAGCTTCCGTCGCTCTCCCTTTCTGCCACCCACGAAACGCTCAATCTGTGGAGCTGACCGATGGAGAAAAGCAGCTCACTGATCGGCTATTTCACCAGTGTGATGATGATGTGGGCCAGCCGGCACACCGTACAGGACATCGCCTTTATGGTGGGTGCGCTGGTGGCTGTGGTGACGCTGTGCATCAACATCGCGAACTTCTTTATCAACTGGCATTACCGCCGTAAGACCTGGCGGTTGTGGCAACAGCGACAGAGAAACGGGAGCGAAGATGAATTCACCCGCTAAAAAATGTGCGGTGCTGATTGTACTGGCGCTGGCCGTCACGCTGCCGTCGTTCTCCACGCTGCAGATCTCCGGCGAGGGCCTGCAGCTGCTGGCCAGTGCCGAGGGCTGCCGGACTTCACCGTATCAGTGCAGTGCGGGTGTCTGGACGAACGGTATCGGCCATACCCGGGGGGTGACGCCCGTGACGGCGGTCAGTGAGCGTCAGGTAGCGGTCAATCTGATTGATGACGTGCAGCGGGTAGAGCGCGGTATCGCCCGCTGCCTGCAGGTGACGATGCCGCAGGGGGTCTGGGACGCCACGGTCTCCTTTGCCTTTAACGTCGGCGTGAGCGCGGTCTGTCGCTCCACCTATGCCCGGCTGATCAATCAGCAGCAGTGGCGGGCAGCCTGCGATCAGCTGATGCGCTGGGTGTATGTCGCGGGCGTACGTAATAAGGGAATTGAGGCGCGAAGAAGCGCTGAACGCGCCCTGTGCCTGAAGGGGGTGGGATGACCCGATTATGGATAACCCTGGTGCTGACGCTGCTGATCGCGCTGGGTGGCGGCGGGCGCTGGCTGGCCATTCTTTACCGTGAGCGCATCGAACTGCAGCAGCGTAACGCCGTGCTCCACGCGGGGGTGGATCAGCGAAACGCCGTCATCAGGCAATTGAAAGCGGATATCTCCCGCCAGGCCGAGGCCGAGCGCACGCTGCGCCAGTCCCTGCTCAGGGCCGGCGATATCACCCTGAAACAATATGTCAACGATCAGAGGGTCCTGCACAGCAATGAGGCACTACAAAACTGGAGCCATGCTGCTCTGCCTGACGGGATTATCCGGCTGCAGCAGCACCCCGCTTTCGCCACCGCCAGTGATTATCTGGCGTGGTTGTCCCGTCATCAGCAGTTGTCCGGTACCGGCGGTTCAGCCAGAGACGCAGGGGGATCTGCTGACGGCGATCCGCCAGCTGGAGCAGGCGCTACTGACGTGCGGCCTGCAAGTCGAAACCCTTAAACAGTGTCAGGAGCAACATGATGTTAAAACCCAAACGACTGCGCGAGGCCTTACTGGCCCGCGTACCCGACCTGCAGAATCACCCTGAACGGCTGACCCTTTCGCTGGAGCAGGGCAGGGTGGTCTGTACGCCCGCTGCCTCACTGAGTTTTGAATACCAGTACCCGCTGCGCATTACCGTCAGCGACGCCGGCGACGACCGGGATGCCCTGGTGGTCTCCCTGCTGCTGTGGCTGCGGGAAAATCAACCCGACCTGATGACCACGCCGGCCAGACGTGAAAACGGCATGGTGTTCAGCAGCAGCGTTAACGGCGACTTCAGCCTGGTGATCCCGCTGACCGAGCGCGTGCTGGTCAGCGAAAGCGACGGGGCCCTGAGTGTGACCCATTTGCCGGAGCCGGCGGTGTCGGAAGCCGTGTCCCGCCCGTGGCAGCTCTATATCAACCATCAGCTGGTCAGTGAATGGCCTGCAGTCTGAAAGCCAGAAGGAGTACGCAATGAATGAATTTGTCGTGGAAACCCGCCGCCAGCTCAACAACCTGTTGCGCATCGGTACGGTCAGCGAGGTCGATCTTCCCCGGGCGCGATGCCGGGTAAAGAGCGACGGCAACCTCACCGGCTGGCTGCCGTGGCTGAGCAGCAGCGCGGGCCAGGTTCGCAGCTGGCATGCCCCCTCGCCGGGTGAGCAGGTGCTGCTGCTGGCGCTGAGCGGTGAACTGACCACCGCCTTTGTCCTGCCGGGGATCTTCTCTGATGCTTTCCCGCCGCCTTCGGCATCGCAGGATGCGGTGTGCTGGCAGTTCCCGGACGGGGCGCAGATCGCCTACGAACCGCAGAGCGGTGCGCTGACAGCCAGCGGTATCCAGTCGGCCAGCATCCGGGCGGCGGTAAAAATCACCCTCGACAGCCCGCTGGTGGAGTGCACTCAGCAGCTGAAGGCGAAAACTTTTGTGCTCAGCGAGGGGGGCACGCTACAGGGCACGATCAGCCACAGCGGCGGCAGCTTCTCTTCGAACGGTATCATCGTCCACAGCCACGTTCACGCGGGTGTCGAGAGCGGCGGCAGCAAAACAGCGGGGCCACAGTGATGAATACAGCAACCTGGTCAGGTATGCAGCGCGACAGCGGCCTGCAGCTGGCGGATATCGATCATGTTCGCCAGTCGGTGCGCGATATTCTGCTGACCCCGCAGGGATCACGGGTGATGCGCCGCGACTACGGATCGCTGCTGTCGGCGCTGATCGACCAGCCGCAGAACGAGACGCTGCGTCTGCAGATTATGTCAGCCTGCTACATGGCGCTGCTGCGCTGGGAGCCGCGCATCACCCTCGACAGCATCAGCTACCAGCCGGGTCTTGACGGCCGCATGGAGGTCGCGTTGAGCGGTACCAGCAATCAGTCCACTTTTTCCTTATCCATTCCAGTGAGTTAACTACTATGGCCACCATTGATTTAAGTCAGTTACCTGCGCCGAACATCGTCGAAGCGCTGGATTTTGAAACGCTGCTTCAGGCGCGTAAAACCCGTCTGATTGCGCTCTATCCGGCCGATCAGCAGGCGGTCATCACCCGCACTCTTGAACTGGAGTCTGAGCCCATTGTTAAGCTGCTGGAGGAGAATGCCTATCGCGAACTGATCCTGCGGCAGCGGATTAATGAGGCCGCGAAAGGCACGATGGTGGCCTTCGCGACGGGAAGCGATCTCGACCAGCTCGGTATCAACAATGGCGTGACCCGTCTGGTCCTGAGGCCCGCTGATAACAGTACCCGGCCACCCTTACCCGCGTTACTTGAGAGCGACGACGATTTCCGTCTGCGTATCGCTCAGGCTTTTGAGGGACTGAGCGTGGCCGGTCCGGGTGGGGCCTATGAGTACCACGCCCGCAGCGCTGACGGGCGGGTGGCTGATGTCAGTGCGACCAGTCCGGCCCCGGCAGAAGTGCTGATCACTGTGCTGTCACGCGAAGGTCGTGGCGAGGCCAGTGCGGAGGTGCTGGCGGCGGTCAATATCGCGCTGAATGATGAAAATGTCCGCCCGGTCGCTGACCGCGTCAGCGTGCGGTCGGCGGCTATCGTGGAGTACAGCGTGGATGCCACGCTGTACCTCTATCCCGGCCCGGAAGCGGAACCCATCCGCGCGGCGGCAGAAGCGCGGCTGGCTGCCTTTGTCACCGCCCAGAGCCGTCTGGGGCGCGATATCCGCCAGTCGGCGCTGTTTGCTGCGCTGCACGTTGAAGGGGTGCAACGAGTGGAGCTGACTCAGCCCGCACGCGACGTGGTGCTGGATAAAACCCAGGCAGGCTGGTGTACCGGCCACCGGATCCGTGTGGGAGGCTCCGATGAGTGATCGTCTGCTGCCCGCCGGATCGTCGCCACTGGAGGTGGCTGCCGCTGAAGCCTGCGCCCATCTTCAGCAGTTACCGGTGCCGCTGCGCACCCTGTGGAACCCGCAGACCTGTCCGGTCACGCTGTTGCCCTATCTGGCCTGGGCCTGGTCCGTTGACCGCTGGGATCAGACCTGGCCGGAGGAGACAAAGCGTGCCGTGGTGGCGTCCGCACAGTTCGTTCACCGCCGAAAGGGCACCATCGCCGCGATCCGGCGCGTGGTCGAGCCGCTGGGGTAT